GAGCGAACTAAGTCCAGACTTGTACCGTCGATACGTTCAGAGATGTCGGGCACAGCACAAAGAATCTTCCAACCTGTGGGGATAGGAAGTTGTGTGGCCTTTAGCTCGTCGTTAGCTTCAGGAGCATCCAGAGGCTGGATGGGTTCAGGCAGTGCAAAAGCACCGGGGGAGAGATCAAGATCACTCATCAGATTGTTCAACTTTCTGTGCAAGGTCAAGTAGATAACGCTCTGCGAGGGCTAGACCCTGAATAATCCCGCAAAGTTTTTGGTACTCTTCAAAAGTACGGCATGAACCACCAGACAAGTCATCGGAGTAGTTGTTCATGTCAGTGCGTAATTTTTCACGTAATACGCGTACGAAGTCTTGGATCATGATTTAGGCTCACGTCGGTTGCTACTATTTTGGAGCGCAGTAGTACGCGCTTGTAAATCCATCTGGGCTTTACTCTTTGCAATGTCAGCACCCATCTGGATACCGGCACGTTCTTGGTCAAACTGGGCTTTGGCTTGGGACTCTTTAATTTGTGCACCCACTTTGAGGGCGTCGAGTTCCAAGCGACCGCTGACTTCTTGCTCTCTTAGCGCCTGTGCGTCGGCAGTGGCTGCAGCGTCCATCATGATCTTCTGTTTCTTCAGTTCCAACTCTTGGCCGCGCAGTTGGAGTTCTTGCATCTGCATCTGGACAAGCGGGTCTTGTGCTTGTTGCTGTGCCTGCATCTGAGCAGCTTGCGCTTGGTTCTGCATGAGAACCTGCTGAGCCGCTTGAGCCATCATGCCCGACAAGGCAATCTCGATCTGCGGTGGCAACTTCTCGTCTTCGGGAGGCAGGGGCATACCCAACTGTTGCTCAATCTGCTGACGCATTTTGTAGCCGACGTGCTCTGCAATGTGGGCCGTGATCGCACCCATTATCTTGGGAGCCTGTGGGTTCTGACCAATGAACTGCTGAATCATTGGGTCTTGCATCATCATCATGTGTACTTGGATATGCGACTGATGATCTTGGTGCAAGAACGCTTTGAGTGGTTTACCTTTGAGTGCATTCTGGTTCTCTTGCACGGGATCGATGGGCTTTTGATCGTCCTCAATCGGCACAAGCTTCTCGGCGTTCTTGATACCCAACACGTTCAACATACCGCGGTGCAACTCTGGCAAGTTGTAAATGTCCGGAGCCATCTGCGCCATCTGAATCACAGCTTGGTACTGGATTACGCGCTGGCTCATTGTGGCCGCATTGGGATCAGATACGGGGATGATGTCCACCAAGTCGTAGTCAGCTTTCTTAGCTTTACGTGTACCGTACTCAGGCGTGTACTTGTAGTCTGGGTCGGTGTAGTCGCGGATGATGTTCTTCAAGAGCTTGAACTCTTGCTTCAATGCAAAGTGCACACGGGCCTGCACCGCAGTCATCACCTTTAACTGGCGCTCCAACAAGGCCAACGTTGTACCAACGGGAGCCTGCGCAGACATGTCACTGACCTTCATGTCAGCAGTCGCGGCAAAACGACGACCTTCATCCACGATGGTCTGCATCAAATTAAACAACGTCTGGCTTGGCTCTTTGTACGGCAGCGGCAAGATGTTGTCGCGGATCGTGCCCGAACCAACGTCTACATCACGAAACTCTCCGGGTGCGATGGGTGTGTCGTCTCCCTTGATTCGCAGGCCCCGTGTCTTGAGTCCACCGGGCAAGTTGCTAAGCGTTCCTGCATCGACAAGTTGTCGCATGAGAGAGGTAGCGGATTTAGCAAAGCCTCCGATAAGATGGAAAAGCCCGAAGCCGTAAGCTCCAAAACCCGGGATATATTGGTAGTGCACAAAGTGCTGGCGCTTAAGTCGGAGGTCATCTTCTTCCTTCCAGTTGCGGCGGATTGACAGGATGTCGTTGGAGCCTTTAATCAACGTGACAACGTACGGCAACATGATGCCGGTCTCTTCTTCTTTGCCGTCGTCATCCTCAACCGTGTCCTCATACCCTTCAAGGTTCAAGTCAACGTGGCACTCATACAGCGTGTAGCGGTCATCGTTCAGATCACTAAAGCCCGTCTCTTTGTCCTTGGCTTTCTGAATGTCTGTTAGTTCTCTGGGAGCGTCAGCCAATTCAATGTCAAGATAAAAACCTGCTTGCTGAAGCTTGATGATCTCGTTCTTGGTCTTGCGCATGACGTGCGTGATGCGGTAGCAAGTATCCAAATCTGTTGTGCCGTACGGCAGATACATATCTTCCGCAGGAATAAACATCGACACTTGACGTCCCAAATTGGGATCATAGTAGACCTTCTTGAACGCTGAGCCGGTGGCCGGCAGCGACCAGAGCATGCGCTCGTGTTCACCACGGTACTCTGTCATAACGTCCGTCAACTCATGGTTCATGTCCTCTTCGATATTGGCCGCAATCTCTTTTAGCTCTGGCGTGTCTTTGCCCAGAATCTTAGCGCGCACAGGGCCTCGGGCAGGGAACGTCTCGGTGATTGTCTCAGCTTGGAAGCGCACAACTGCCTCGGTAATCATGGGGTGGAACACACCGCATGCGCCGTTCCAAGGTTCAGTGCGTTCTTCTATCTGTAAGCCCAACAACTTTAAGCCTTCTGTGTAAGACTTCTCCCAATCCTTGCGGCCATTCTTGTCGTTGTCAATGTCAGACACCAAGTCACCGGCCAGCGACTGCAAGGCACCACTACTTATGTACTCGGCCAAGTTATCGTCAAAGTTTTCGTCGGTATCTTCTTCTCCGGGCTTGATGGTGATCTCCATCCCGTCCACGCCAATGGTGACTTCTTCGGGATCAACGATCTCGATCTCTAGTGGTGACTCTTGCTCTCCAAGCGCGTCAATGCCCATTGGTTGTTGGTACAGCGCTTTGTCGATGTTCGTTGCCATGTGTGTTCCTAGTAGTATTCGTGTCTTCTGCGGCGAAAGATTTCAAGATCATCTTTCTCATCCGTGTCCAAACTGATAAAGCCGCCTTGCCTAAAGCGTAGCAGCGCCTGTGTTGTCGTGTCCACGTAGTCGTCGTGCTCCCCAACTGGGAACGCGGCCATCTCTTCAATCACTTCCCGTGCCCAGCGTGTGTCGGGTGCCCAGACTTTACCTGAACTGAACAAATCCGCAACTGCATTGACGCGCACCATCTTGTCGTTGCCGCGGCTTGGAGAAAATTCTTGGACTGGGATTCCCAACGCCCTGAGTTCCTGAATCAACGGCCCCCCAGATGCCTTTTTCTCCACAATGAACGCATCCGGTTCCCACTCTTTGTATTGCTTAAGCGCCACCACCTTAAGCTCAGGGAAAGCCATGCGATCTTTAAACGCATCCAGTAAGATAAGCTGGGGGGAGTCATTTTCTTCCTCATTGTAAAAGATACCCCACGTCGTGCAGGCGGAATAGTCGGATGTGTTCTTTGTTTCAAACGCTGTATCCCAAGACTGAATGACGTATTCGCACTTAGGCGGGTCATCGTTCTCCCAAATACGCCACATCTTACGGCTGACGATGGCCGAGTTTTCACTGGTTGGCTGCTGCATGTACTGCGCGTTCCAATACCGTGGGTCGATGGATGCCTTTGTAGACTTGAGCGCTTCCAATGACCACTGCTCTGGCCAGAGGGACTTCTCGTCTTCCTCTCCGTCGTTCAGGATGGCTGGCAGTTCTACGATTTCCCAAGGAATGGCTTCTGGGTTCTTGGTCTGGTAGTCGATCAGGCGCCCAGTCAAGTCTAGGAGCGACCAACGGGTCATCACAATGATAATCCCGCCACCCGGCATCAGACGCTGGAGTGGGCCCGTTTGGAACCAAGACCAAGCCGTATCAAAGGCAAGTCGAGAGTTAGACTTTACGTCCTGTTCCGAATGAGGATCGTCAATAACGAACAGATCAGCACCACGACCAGCAAGAGCGCCCCCGACACCAGCAGCATAGTACTGACCGCCAGCGCTTGTAGACCACTTACCAGCGGCTTTTTGATCGTCAGCCACCAAGGTTTGCGGGAAAACATCACGGTACTCCTCCGAATCAATCAAGTTACGTATGCGCCGTCCAAAGTCTTCGGACAGACCCGCAGTGTGCGTGCCCATGATGATCTTCTTCTCGGGATACTTGCCCAGAAAGTACGCAGGGAACAGATAGGAGGAGAACTCAGACTTACCCATACGCGGCGCGATGTTGATAATCACGCGCTTCTTGCGACCCTCAACCACGTCCGTAAATATCTTGGCCAGCTTCCTATGGTGAGGGCCAACTTTAAATCCGGGGTATACCGCAGTGGCAAACCCGAGCATGTTGGTACTGGCCGCTTTTAGGCTGGCGCGTTTCTCTCGAAGTTCCAAGTCGTCAAACAACTCCATCTTTTCCTGCACGGACATGAACGGCAAAGCCTTCTGCATGGCCTCAAGCTCAATCTTACTCAGTGTTGTAAATTCGTCACGCTTCATCTGGCCTGTCTTCCGTAACGTCGATCACATCTATCACGCCCATGAACCTGTTGAGCTTTTCTTTAATACGGGTTTCAAGCTCCACGTCTGACATCTCTGTCTTCTTAATCTCAATTTTTTCCGTAAACAATCCAACTTCCGTCACTTTACCTAGTGCAACCAGCGCTTTGAGACGCACATTGGCGTTGGGGTGTTCAGTTTCTTCCACCAACTTAGCCACTGCGTAGCCCCTAATTTGTTTAGCTTGATGAACAAACTCCCAGTCATAGGCTGAAAGCATGCCCACAAGTCTCTTCACGGCTTCTGGCGTTTTGATATTTGCCAGAGAGTTATGCGTGATTTCTGCAGGTTTGGCGGTGACGATGTTGGTGAAAGCAGTACGTGCAGCTTGGCTTTGGTGCTCATTGACCAAAGTATCTGTGTCTACAGCACCCAACTCCTTGAGCCAATCTACCGTATTAGACATTCCATCCACGGCATCTGCTGGATCAGTCTTCTCCATAGGGACGAAATCGCCTGAGTGAGCGTGCACTTCGGGTTCGAAATTGATTAAGTGATCTAACATTCTGCGCATAAGCCCTTGAACCTGCGATGTAGATAATGTACACTTAAACCGAGTGGGTGCGCAAGATCGTTTTGGCCTTTGGCCAAACTCATCAAGTTCGCTTGCTTTCTCCTTGATGGTCTTACAGATGCCATCTTTAGCCCCGGCTCGCAAGGTCGGGGCTTTTTTTCGTCTGTACAGAGGGGGAGTCTAACGTTAGACACGGGTATTTCTGAATTTTTATAAAATTTATGGGGGATGCCTTTTAGTACTAAGTTATTACAAAGTTTGTTTTGCGGTTATGGAACAGTGTTCGTATGTGACAGGGGGTGGCACTGCCTATAGGGGTTGGTGGGGGGTGGGTAGGGGTCAAAAACCGCCAAAAACACCCCAAAACAGGGTCAAAGTGACCCGAAAATGCCCCGAAAACACCCCGAAAAAGGCTCTCGATGCCTATCAAAACAGTGTGTATGCACAATAGAAGTTGTCTAAGGTAGTCAGCCCTAGGCAATTCAATCAACCTCAAGGAGAAAATCATGACAAACAAAGCAAACGCATTTATCACACTCGACACATTCGCTGACTCACGGGTCACGCTTATCACGGGGATGCAAAAAGCAGGCTACGCCACAGTCGAGGCATGCAGACCCATCGTCATTGAGTGGGCATGCGGTAAGATGAAAGCGGGAAAGGCAGGGTTTAAGGTGCATGATGTCACAGGCAAGGTGTCCCTCATCACGAGTCACCCCAAGTACGAGTCCACAAAGACTGTGGTGCGTGACATCATGCTGATGATCGAGGGGACAACGCGTAGGGCTTCGAGCGCAAAGAAAGAACCGCTTGACCCTGTTGCGAAAATCATCGAAGCCTTTGGCAAACTCACCCCTGCACAGCAACGTAAAGCCTTGGCGGTTCTCGTTGCGTGATTTTCGGGTCACAGTGACCCAGTTTTTTCTGCGAACCCGAGAGAAAGGGCTTCTCTCGG